TCGGCACTCATTACGCACTATTTTCTCAAGTGCAACATCTGCGCTATCATCCATTTCAAGGTTGGGTTCGTCGTTATTAGCCCACTTCACAAGCTCGGCGGGCATCTCTTGTGCTGGCTCCTGCTCACGTAGCAGTGTTAGCTCTTCTTGAAGCTCCTGTATTATTGGGGCTACGTCTTCGTACATGCATAACTGCCCATTTGAGTGTTCTGTAAATACAACCTGATTATCACCTGATTTTAATTGCACGTCAGATGGAAAATATCTTGTAATCTCACTCATAACCTTCACCTCTACCAGTATTTAAGCACAAAATGCGCAATGATTATAAAAGTGGAAAATTTTGATGCCTCGGTCAAAAGAATAATAAATTTGGTGAATAGGATAAGTAGAAAATCTCTCATAATGAATACCCGTCTAGAACCTTGCCTGTCAATCGGTATGCGTAAATAAGCTTAGGCTGCCATAAATACGCGCTTGCGCTTTCTGTACAAACTACTGCCTGCCCAGGGTCACCATGGATCATATACTCAAACTCAAGCCCGTCTGGAATTGGGCACTCTCCCCCAAACCATATCTTCCACGGTTGATTGGGTGAGATTTGTATAACCCTTGGGATAGATCCCCCTATTGGGCAATTTCCGCCTGACTCTGAGGTTCTACCCTCTGCATAGTAAGTCACGTTATCCTCTGTAAACCCCTTGAAATACCTAGAGTATCCTGCTTGGGTAATCAGCAACGTATCAACTGGCATCTTCGACCAGTCAACTTGCTTCACCACTGACTTCATGCGAAGATCAAAAGGACTACTAATAACTTGGTTAATATATCTTCCGTTTGCATAATACGCTAATACATTATAACCATCCTGCACGATTAACTGCCTGTCTGCTTTTGCAGTAGGTATATACGCAACAAATGACACTGTAGTTCCACATTCTTTTTCAATCGGATCGCCATCAATGGCACGTTGCAAATCAAATTTATCATTCATTTTATTACTCCTTCACTTCTTCAAAATTTTTTCTATAAGCCACACTATTAACAAACTATCAATTTTCCAAATATTAATAGTTAGTTTAACCGCCCCATACCAATCCTCACTACGCAAGGAATCATCGCGCTCACGTTGAATCTGTGGCAGGTCTTGCATGATTTCGCTGTAATCTAGCATTGTGGCCAGCCTCTTAATTTTTATCGTCAATCAAAAGTTTTAATCTCTCATTTTCTAGCGTTAATTGCTGATATAAGATTGTCATTAGCTTTACACGTTTTGTTATTTTATTCATCTTTGGGATACCCAAAAAATCCATGTAGTTACCGATAGCCCCAATGCTTCCCGCCATACTTGAATTAGTTGAGTTTAATCCACTTATTTGTTTAGATAATTGTTCAATATCTCTCATGAGTCTTTCTCCAGTTCGTGATCATTCTCAGCAATAAACATATTATTTCGCAAGTTATTTATAACTTGGTCAATGTTTTTCTCTGTTATTCCTGTTCCTATAAAATCCAAATATGACACTGGATCGCCTATCTTTAACTTATCAAGAACAATCCGCTCAAGCGTTCCATCTTTAGGTATTAACATATCACAATCCCATTATTTAATCGAAAGCCGCACGCCAGACTCAACGCTACACCCAGGCACTTTAACTCCGTCGCTTATCGCTTTCTTGGCAAGTATCTTATTAACTGCTGGAGCTGGTGTTTCTGGCTGTGTCCAGTATTCGGCAGGTATCAACGACTCATCATCAATCTTTAACGATCCATTTGTTTTTGCTAGTGATATTTTGAACAGCAAAGAGTCAATCTTATTGCGTCCGATTGCCTGCATACTTGATTTAACCGTGTCTAACAGATACTGCGCGCCATTCTCTAAAACTTCTGCACGTCTATCCATCCTCTTTGATTCGTTTTTAATCGCTTCAGCTTCTGCCAATTTCTCACGGGCAACCGCAACGTAAGCTATCGCCACATCCTCAAACTCACCGCTGATACTCTCTAGCGTATCTTGCACTGTTTCATCATCTAGTCCTTTAGACTCAAGATCGTTCTTGATGCGTAGCTGATCGCCTGTTAATTCGTATAGGTTCATTATTTTCTCCTAGTGGCGCACCTCGTAGATACGCCATTGTGGTTAATTAAAATGGGATGTCGTCGTCCATATCTTCAACGCTATTAGCTTTATGCACTGGCTCTGGCTGTGAACGCGCTGGCTGTGCCGACTGTTGCGCTTCTTGCTTGCCACCAATCAACGTAACGTCGTTGACTCGTACATCAAGCGAGTATTTCTCATTACCTGATTTGTCTGTGTATTTGCGATTAGTCAATTCTCCACTAACCGCGATTTGTGTACCTTTTAGCAAGTACGGCGACACGGCCTCGCCACGCTTGTCGAACATTGAGCAATTGACCCAAGTAGTCAATTCTTTATCACCATAGCCAGACGACACCGCGGCGGTGAAGTTGACAATTGCAACGCCTGCATTTGTATATCGGGTTTCGCAATCCTTGCCGATTCGGGCGGTAAAATTAAACACGTTCATTCTGCATCCTTTTTATTTGTTGAAATCCATTTCAATAAGCCTTCTAGTCGGCTTGATTCTATTTCGTCCAGCGCGTTTACTTTTGCGGCCTTGAAAATGTCACCAAGCGATAGCCCAGCTTCGTCTAATGCGTCGCCTATCCGAACAATATCATCAGATGATAGGTATGACTTAGCCGATGGTTTATCTTTAACCTGCGCTTGCTTTGGCGCTGGCAGCTCATCATCGTCCTTATGTAAATCTCCCTTGTGCCACAAGTCCAGAGCTGCACCGAATCGCATAGCGGCATTGCGCAAAGCGTCGCCTATGCGCTCTTTCATAGCATCGCCGCCAGTCTTGCCTTGCGCATCTCCGTAGCCAAGCCTTGTAACACCATTTACAGTTAGCTTAATCCATAGTCCACCGTCTTTATCAATGGCCGGGAGTCCGTTGCTATCAAGTGCCACTGGCTCCCATGACCATGCTTCATCAACATCTAGCAATCGGTCTGTTAGCGCCGCGTGACCAACATAATCAAGATGCACTACTTGTGGATGATGCCAGCCTCCACAAATGGGGCATCTAACTCCAGCCTTAAAATCTGCCTTAACTGCATCTGTCTGCGCTTTCGTTGGTTTTGGTAACTTGCTTATTTGGTGCTCTGGAAATGCTGTTCGCATTGTTATTGTTTCGCTCGTTTTCATCGTACACCCCTTCGTAGTTATTTCCGTTATCATCACTAAAAAACCCAGCTTGCTCTTGTTGTTGCATTACATAGTCATTTATCTTGCTCATGTTTTTGCAATTCCTCCAAATGCTCGTACTCATAAACCGCTGCATCATAGGCAGAAGTCCATGCGTAACTGAAAATTTGCTGTTTAATATCCCCAAAATTAAGGTTGATAATCTGATCCTCCACAATCTCAGCCTCAGCAGCGTCCAGGCTTTCCAGCCAGTAGCGCAGATTGTCTACGCCGTTCCAGCGGTAGCGTCCTGCCATTAACTCTGTAATCCTTTTTGTTAACCACTCTGCGTTATTCATACCAGCCACCCGGACATCCAACCAATAATTACACTTGCAACCAGCGACCAGAATATCACTCGGAATAGTGTAGTATTCTCTGGTTCTGGCTGAAAATCATTACGCGTATAACGTCCGCTATGTTGCGTTATGCCGTATTTACCTTTGTACATTTTTAACTCCTATTCGCTCGTTGAAATTTGCAACCGTTGACGAATATTAAGCCATCTAAATTAAATAATCAACACTTTTTTAATAAAAATAAAACAATTTAATTCCGCTATATTAAAATATAGGTTATGATATAGTTGCAACTTAACTTAAAGGAAATAAAATGGATTTACTGGCTAACAAAATTATTGACGCAATTGGGGGAACAAACGCCACGGCTAAAATGATGAATAAGTCTGCCGCCGCGATAAGCCAGTGGCGACGTAACTCAATTCCTTCAGACTGCCTGGAGTTGATAAGATACAGAAAACCAAAGCTTTATAAAGCTGTCATGGCTGAAATTGAAACATGCCAACAGCATCAACAATAACTATTATCGTTAAATAGCTAGATTAAGGTTATATATGAGCAAACGAAGATTCGCCATGGTTTCAGAGGCAATGCTATCAGACGAAAGGCTCACAGGTAGGCAATTCAAAGTGCTTTGTGCTTTGCGCTTGTTTGCAAGCTCAGACACAGGAATGGCTCACCCTAAACGTTCACAATTAACTGAATTAATAGGGGTGGCCGAGAGTAAGATTTCTGACGACACTCGCGCACTGGAATTGTTTGGATGGATCACAAGATCAGGTGATGGAGGTAGGTCAACTTCTAATGTTTATGTGATTTTTGATGAGCCAACAAATGTTAGAAAACCTACCCCAAAACAGGGTGCATTAACCCACCCAAAAACAGGAGAGGTTAAAACAAATAAACCTACCCCGAAATGGGAATTAACCTACCCCGAAATGGGGTGTAAACCTACCCCGAAACGGGGTGCTAACCTACCCCAAAACGGGGAAGGGCAAGTAACAGACCATAAACAGACCAGTAACAGACCATTAACAGACCATTTGCAAAACACACCTGCAACCGCTATCGCAGTTGCTACCAAAAAGAAAGTTTTATCTGACAATGAAAAACAGGTTTGCAGAGAAACTTGGGAGGCATACGCAACAGGATATTTTGAACGCTACGGAATCGATCCAGTTCGCAATGCCAAAGTTAGTAAACAGGTTGTTGATTTTTGCAAGCGAGTTCCTCAAGCAGAAGCCCCAAGTATCGCAAGATTCTTTGTTGCAAGTAACTCATCGTTTTACGTTGGCAGAGGTCACCAGTTTGGGAATCTGCTTGCTGATGCTGAAAAAATGCGCACCGAGTGGGCTACTGGACGCAGCATGACAACAGCAACAGCGCGTCAGATAGATTCAACACAATCTAATTTTAACGCTATCGAACAAGCTTTATCCATGTCGGCAGAAAGGAAACTTGCATGAGTACAGAAACTAGCAAGAGTACAGAAACTATTATCCGAGCTTTAGGAGTAACAGCCGAAGCAATGGGACAGCAGATAAGTCCAGCAGGTTTGCTGATGATGTCCGATGACTTGAGCTGCTACGGCGAAGAATCTGTTTTGCAAGCGCTTACGCTGGTTCGGCGCGAATGCAGACGGTTAACCGTTGCTGATGTTGTAGATCGCATTCAATCTGCCGATGGAAGACTAAGCTCAGACGAAGCGTGGGCTAATTCAATGCTTGCAAATGATGAGGCTGAAACTATTGTTTGGACTGAGGAAGAATCCCAGGCGTTCTGGATAGCAAGGCCATTGCTTGAGATAAACGACCGTACAGGGGCAAGGATGGCATTCCGAAATGCTTATGATAGGTTGTGTTCAGAATCTCGAAAAAATCGCAAGCCTGCTGTTTGGAGCATTTCTGAGGGGTGGGATATTGACCGTAGAAGATTGGTTATTGAATCAGCGGTTCAAGTTGGTCGATTAAGCGCGAGTTATGCGCGTGGCTTGTTACCTCCGCCTGAAGCAAGCCAAGAGCGGATAGGCGCTGTTTTATCACTGGTATCAAACAACGGACTGTTAACCGATAAGGCTGCAACCGCATTAGATCGAGAGAGCGCTAACAAACGTCTGGATGAGATTAAAAAAATGCTAAAAAAAGGAGCTGCATAATACTAACAGCACAAGAAGCCGCAGCGTTTTTAATCTCGAGCAAAACCAAGGAGTACCGCCGTGAGTGTTTGGATTACTGGAAAAAATTACACGGTGATAAGTATTCCGATGAGGTCGAGCGCATGGTTATAAAAATTTGGAAAGGTCGTAAAAATGGATGAATTCGATAGAGCAAGTGAGTTAGAACAAAAGTACAGAGATGCTGCAATCAGCCAAACCCGCGCAACTGCGGTAAAGATGGCGTATTCAGGCCAGTGCTACAATTGCCAAGAGATACTATATTCTGGCTTATTTTGCGATGCTGACTGTCAGAGTGACTGGCAAAAAAGAATGGATGCAAAACATGGCAAAAATTAAACAGAAGAAAGTTTCGGTAATTGGTGGACTTGGTGCGATATTTGGCGCACGGCCGCTGACTGACGACCAGAGGACTGATCTTAATCTGCATAATCACTTGGCTCTGGAAAACTTGCTAAATGGCGGCGGCTTGCGCGATTTTGAAATTATCGCTGCATTGTCTAACCTGGCAAAAGTAATTGATGATAAGTATTTTCACAGCAATAAATCAGAAGATATAGAAGAATTCCAGGTGCAGATTAAAACCGCGTATGAGCTGTCTAAAAAGAGTGGCGTGTATTTGCTTACATCCGACGCGATTAGATCGACCAAGGGGCTGATAGAGCTGCACGATGCTCAGTTGAATATGATAACGCAACGTGAAATGCGGGAAGCTGTAGCAGAAACGCAAAGACTTGAAAAAGTAGAGCGTAAAAAAATTAAGATTGGGAAATAATGTATAAACTTACCTGGTCATTTAGTGGCATAGAACTAGATAAAATAGTAAACGAAGCAGAGTTAAATGCGACTATCGACGAATTACTAATGCAAGCTAGTATTGTTATGGTCGAGTTGATGAAAGGCGACAAATGAAAGTACTTGAACTATTATTTCCAGTTTCAGGTATAATTTGCATGTCGGTTGCATTGGAGAATGCGTAAATTGCAAGGCGCTTGGCCGCTGCAGCAAGCCGACACACTCACTCACAGCCAAGGAAAATCAATGCTTACGCAATCAGAATTAAAATCACTTCTACATTACTGCCCGTCCACAGGTGTTTTTACGTGGCTTGTTTCTCGTGGTAAAGCCAAATCTGGAAGCGTGGCTTGCTCATTTGATAAGGACGGTTATATTCAAATTGTAATTAAGCATGTCAGATACCGAGCGCATCGTTTGGCATGGTTCTACGTCCACGGAACATTTCCACCCAAATTCATAGATCACATCAACTCTAATAGGTCAGACAATAGGATTTGCAATTTACGTTTGGCGACGAATAGTGAAAATCTATGTAATCGAGGTATGCAATCAGATAATAAATCAGGGTTTAAGGGTGTTAGTTGGCAGAAAGATCGAAAAAAGTGGGTGGCACAATGCAAGGTAAATAGTAAGAAATATAATCTTGGAAGATTCGATACAGCCGAAGAAGCATCACTTGCTTATCAGGAATTTGCAAGCAAAGCGCATGGCGAGTTTTTCAATAGAGGAGTCATATTATGAATGTACTATCATGCTTTGATGGAATGTCATCAGGTCAGATTGCGCTGAATCGTATTGGCGTAAAACCTGATATATACTACGCTGCCGAGATTGATAAATACGCTATCACAGTGACGCAAAAAAATTACCCAGACACGATACAATTGGGCAGTATATTGGGGTGGGGAAACTGGAATCTAGACTGGAAAAGCATTGACATAGTAACTGGAGGTTTCCCATGCCAAAGCTGGTCAGTAGCTGGTAAAGGGTTGGGCGACAAAGACCCACGTGGGGCATTGTTCTGGACGTTCCTAGACATTATTAAGAATGTGATGGTGCATAACCCAAATGCCAAATTCTTGATGGAAAATGTCAAGATGAAAAAAGAGTTTGAGCAGTACATCACGCACCATACAGAGCAAGCGTTAGGAACAGTACACAAGACGCTAATTAACTCTGCACTGGTATCAGCACAGAGCCGCCAGCGTTACTACTGGACGAACTTTGAGGTAACTCAGCCAGAAGATAAAGGGATCATTCTTGCTGATATTCTTGAAATCGAAGTTAGTGATGTCTTTATAACACCAACACCAGCAAACCATAATGGGGGTAATCAATTAAACCCAGAGTACAAATCGCAAGCTAACACAATACATGCGGTTGATAGTAAGTCGCCGACTATCTGCGCTGGAACTCATGGTTATGCACTTGGGTATATACCTATGTTACGACCATGCAAGCCTAGAGGATATGATGCAAATGCACAGTTGCACCATGCCGCAGATGCTAAAGATACGAAGCAAGTTAATTATTATAGCAGTAGGGTATATGCCGAAACAGGGAAAGCACCAACATTACGTGCGGCAGGGCATACGCCAAAGTTACTGTGCGGAGCAATACGCGGGCGTTATATAGTTGATAGCAAGCGACAAGACCACAAGATGAAAACGGCAGGACTAACAGAGCAACGGCTGGAGGTTAGGCATGACGGGAAAACTAATACTCTAACCACGGTGCAAAAAGATAACGTGGTAGTTTATTCCGACCTTCAATATCGGAAACTAACCCCAGTCGAGTGTGAGAGGTTGCAAACAGTGCCAGACGGATATTCTGACTGCGTAAGTAACACGCAGCGGTATAAGATGCTTGGCAATGGCTGGACTGTTGATGTAATCGCTCACATACTAACGTGTGGATTAAAAAAATGACAACGTCTAATATTAAGATCATATCATCCGATTGCTATGCCCTAACAGCTAATGCTATCAGACTAATGGCCAGCGCACCAAATAGCATAGGCAGAATGCAGATTGTGCAATACGCACAAATCGGACGAGTTTGTGCTGATTCGGTGCTGGACGGGAAGCGGTTATATGTCGATGTTATAACTGGCAGTATATTTGATTTGAATGGCGCGTCTATTGACGGGTTGCGCAAGCTGGACATTAGTACGTTAAAAATAATCAAGAAAAAGGACGTGCTGGCGTGGATAAAAACGGCTGATTCACGGACAGCTAATCCCATGGCGTACAATAACAGACGCAAGGATGAGCAAGACGATGAGTAAGCAGACATTTAGGTTAGCACATGACGAAGCGATGCGCAGGGCTATGCAGAAGTCTGCATCATGAGATACGGCTCAGTTTGCTCAGGCATAGAAGCTGCAAGCGTGGCATGGGAGTCGTTAGGATGGAAAGCGTCATTTCTGTCTGAAATAGAAACCTTCCCACGTAGAGTATTGGCGCACCACTATCCAAATACCAAGCTACACGGTGATTTTACAACAATAAAGAAAGATGATTATGACCCAATTGAGCTTCTTGTCGGAGGAACACCATGCCAATCTTTTTCAGTTGCAGGACTTCGAGCAGGATTGGATGATCCGCGTGGCAACCTCATGCTTGAGTTCGGTTCGCTTGCTCGCAGACTTAATCCCAAATGGCTTGTATGGGAAAACGTGCCTGGTGTCCTGTCAAGTAACAGAGGTAGGGATTTTGGCACCTTCCTCGGGATGTTGGGCGAACTCGGGTATGGGTTCGCCTACAGAGTTCTTGACGCTCAATACTTCGGAGTGGCCCAACGCCGCCGCCGTGTGTTCGTTGTCGGGTGTTTTGGAGACTGGAGAAGTGCAGCAGCGGTACTTTTTGACACCGAAAGCCTGCGCGGGAATACTCCGCCGAGCCGAGAAGCGGGGGAAGTCGCTGCCGCCAATATTGAAAAAGGCGTTGGAACATGCAGCGGAAAACCAGTATTTGGAACCCTGTTAGCTAACTGCGGTACAAAGCAATGGTTGGGAAACCAAGAGGCGCTTTCTGGCGATTACCATGTTTTTGCTCTAGCAGGTAACACAATAGGGCGGCAACCTGAAAATGGGGGGAATGGTAATGGATATGATGAATCTGGTGTTAGTTACACGCTGACTAAGACAGACCAGCACGCGATTTGCTATCCAATAAATACGCAGATAGCAACACGCCACGAAGCTATGGGTAAGGGTACTGGAATGGGTATTGGGTTTGAAAGTGACCCTGCATACACATTGCAGGCAGCGCATAGTCACGCTGTTGCTTTTGCGTTTGACAGTCTAAGCAGCAATTCTATGAAATCAAGAAACCCGATAAGTGGGTGTAATGAAGTGGATGTTTCAAAAACTATAGATACAAGCGGATTAAACCCATCATGTAATCAGGGAGGCAATGCAGTTCTTCAAACAATGCAGGTGCGCCGTCTAACCCCAACAGAGTGCGAACGCTTGCAAGGGTTCCCTGATGGTTACACAAATATACCTGGCGCATCTGACACTGGGCGTTACAAAGCGTTAGGTAACTCGATGGCTGTGCCTGTTATGAAATGGATAGGTGAACGCATTCAGGCTGTAGAAAACACCAACACAAAATAGAGCGTACAGTATGAGTAAACAGATATTTAGGCTAGTGCATGACGAAGCGCGGCGCAGGGCTATTCAAGCAGTTAAAGACGCGCAAGATGGATATATCATCACAGTATCAGAGCCAACACGTAACCTAGATCAGAACGCGGCATTGTGGGCGATGCTAACAGATATTAGTCGGCAAGTTGACTGGTACGGCAATAAACTAAGTCAGGAAGAATGGAAGTCAGTTTTTAGCTCATCGCTTAAAAAGCAAAAAGTTGTACCTGGGCTAGATGGCGGCTTTGTTGTTTGTGGCCAGTCCACTTCAAAGATGACAAAATCAGAGTTCAGCGAATTGCTTGAGTTAATCGCGGCATTTGGTGCGAATAATGGGGTAAAGTTTAATGACAAAATCTGAGCATAAACACATAGAACGCGTAAAAAATCTATCATGTGGCGTATGTGGAGATGGAGAAACATCAGACGCTCATCATATATTAGAGGGTGGACGCAGGGTAAGTCACTTTGCAGTTATCCCACTATGCAAATCATGCCATCAGGATAATCATAACGGAATACACGGGCGTAAAGCGATGTGGAATATCATGCACAAGACTGAATTGTTAGTGCTGGCGGAAACAATAGAAAGGTTAATGTGAAAAAAAAGATGGGTTTTACTCATGATGATAGCGGTAAAAATAATGTTGATTGGTACACGCCAAAATCAATTTTTGACGCATTAGGAATAGAGTTCGATTTAGACCCGTGCCAGCCGATAGGAGGAGTTCCTTGGATACCTGCAAAGAAATATTATACTGTTGAAGATGATGGACTAATTCAAGATTGGGAAGGCAATGTATGGCTCAACCCACCTTACGGCAAGGAAACAGGTAAATGGCTTAAAAAGATGGATGGACATAGGAATGGTATTGCCTTATTGTTTTCGCGTACAGATTGCAGGTGGTTTCATGATTACGTTGCTAATGCGGATAGCATCTTGTTCCTAAAAGGTCGTGTAAAATTTGTTGATGGACTAGGGGTATCAGGAGGTAATGGCGCAGGAAGCGGGTCTATGCTTGTGGCTTGGGGAACAAAAAACGTGCACGCGTTAAATAATTGCTCTGATTTGGGAGTAAATATGTATTTTGATGAGTAAATAAATATGATAACGATTAGATTACCATATCCTGTATCAGCCAATAAATACTGGCGCACAATGGTTACAAAAGGCCATGCTGTTACTTATGTTAGCGCGGAGGCTAGGACATATAAGCAGGCTGTGGCATGGATAGCGATAGCGGCAGGAGTACGACCAGTACATGAGCATATCGAGATTAAGATAGTTTTGCATCCAAAAGTGACAAAGAATGGCGACGCGTCAAAAATATGCTTGGATTTGGATAACTCAATAAAAGTAACTTGTGACGCGCTTAATGGAATTGCATACAATGATGACAGGCAGATAATGCGAATTGAAGCAGAGTATGGCGACCCAGTCAAAGATGGCGGGATGACAGTGACTATTGGGGCTATGCCTTGACCATGCTATCTTAGATATTCAGGAGTTAAGATGAGTATTAAGTATGTTGATATATTGCCAAAATCTGCAAGAGAAGCATTGATGAAGGCAGCACAAACACCAGTTACAAAACATGATCCACTCGCACGGCGCAAAGCAGTTGATCGCGCTATTGAGTGGGTAAAATATCAATACCCAGACTATTTTGAAAAGGAATTACCATGGCTTTAATCGTTATAACAATTCGTGATACTGACAGCGGAGTTGAGGTTCAATTGCAGGATGAGCCAAAGGTCACTGAAGCACAAACTGATTTCACGCCTGCACAAACAATGGGGGCCGTTGCGCTCAATGCAATTCATAAAGAACTGAACTCAAAAGAAATGAATAAGCCTAGGCTGATCGTAGTAGGCGCTGATGAAATGCCAGGTTAGAAAAATGAATATCCTGGTCGGTGTTAGTGAAAAAGGTTTGCGCGTTGGTGAATATCATCCTAATGCGAAACTTACTAATCGGGAAGTAGATACTTTGCGAGATTTGCACGAGTCAGGTTATGGATATAGAAGATTAGCAAAAATGTTTGATATAGGAATTACAACAGCGCGTAAGTATGTAAAGTGCGAGCTGCGATCTCAGTGCGTGCATCATTTTAAGACTGTGCGCATAGATGAATGACAGGAGTTTGTAGAATGACTACTAAGAAGAAAACAGGCCGACCAACTACATTTAACAAAGATATTGTTGATATAGTCTGCGAGCGGTTGGCTTCTGGTGAAACTTTGCGAGGTATTTGCAGGGAAGATGGTATGCCACCCGAAGCAACATTCCGCACATGGTTGTTAGATGATAAAAATGGAGTTTACACGCAATACGCAATGGCAAGAGACATCGGCCTTGATGTGATGGCTGATCAGTTACTTGATATTGCTGATGATAGTTCAAGCGACACATACCAGACTGAAGATGGGGTAGAACGAACTAACCAAGAAGTTATAGCTCGGTCACGATTGCGAGTTGATACGCGCAAGTGGTATCTGTCAAAGCTGGCACCTAAGCGATACGGCGAAAAGCAAGCGGTTGAGCTATCTGGCAATCTAACATTATCAACTATGAGTGATGAGGATATTCTGGCTGAGTTAGCTGCATTAAAACTAACCGTTAAAGATGAGTGATCAAGCAACTAATGAGAGGGTAAAGTTAGAACGCGCCTTACTTCTTGCGCGTGAGCTGAGGAGGCGTCACCCGTGGAAACCGCTACCAGGACCGCAGACTCTAGCTTACGAGAGTAACGCGGATATTATCGGTTACGGCGGTTCAGCAGGAGGCGGGAAAACTGATTTGGCCTGCGGTAAAGCAATAACTAAACACAAGCGCGTGCTGATTGTGCGACGAGAGAAAGCCCAGACAGAGGGTGTAGTGCAGCGCTTAACTGAGATAGCTGGATCATCAAACGGGTATAACTCGCAAAAGGGCGTATGGCGATTACCTGTTGGAACTGAGCCGTTAATTGAGTTCGGTGGACTGGATAACCCTGGTGACGAAAACCGCTGGCAAGGTAGAGCGCACGACCTTAAGCTGCTTGAGGAAGTCGCTGAGATGCGTGAATCTCAAGCTAGATTCGTAATGGGATGGACACGCTCAGCGGATCCAACTGTAAAGCCGCAAGTTTTGATGACATTCAACCCGCCGACTAAAGCCGATGGGAGATGGGTAATTACTTTCTTTGCACCATGGCTTGACGCAAAGCACCATAACCCTGCAAAGCCTGGCGAGTTACGATGGTTCACTACAATCGGCGGTAAAGACGTCGAAGTACCTGATTCGCGTAGCTTCGTGCTCGGGGATGATGGTGAGTATCTGTACGACTTCAATCCAGATGAACACAAGCAGGAAAATATCCTTACTCCGAAGTCGCGCACGTTCATCCCTGCGCGGGTAACTGACAATCCATACTTGATAGGAACGGGCTATATGTCAACGCTTCAATCGTTACCTGAGCCGCTGCGCTCGCAAATGCTGTACGGTGATTTCAATGCTGGCATAGAGGACGACCCTTGGCAGGTTATACCTACCACGTGGGTAGAAGCTGCACAGGCTAGATGGGTTAAGCCAGCACAATTATCCCCGATGGATTCACTGGGCGTAGACGTAGCACGCGGGGGTAAAGACAACACGATAATCGCTCGCCGTCATGGAATGTGGTTCGACGAGCCGCTAACATACACTGGCGCAGCAACACCAGACGGACCATCCGTTGCTGGCTTGTGTATTGCTGCCATGCGCGACGCAGCACCTATCCATATTGACGTTATTGGTGTCGGTGCTAGTCCGTATGATTTCCTCAACTCAGCTAACCAGCAAGTGATTGGCGTTAACGTATCAGAGAAGTCACTAGCAACAGACAAGTCAGGGCGGCTACGTTTCTTTAACCAGCGCTCTGAATATTACTGGAAGATGCGCGAGGCGCTGGACCCGTCAAACAATACTGGTATATGCCTGCCGCCAAACAAGCAACTGTTAGCTGACTTATGCGCGCCAACGTGGGAGTTATCAGGCAGCGTTATCAAGGTTGAAAGCCGCGAGGGTATTATCAATCGCATTGGTCGGTCACCAGACTGGGCAAGCGCGTACATGCTGGCGCTGATAGATACGCCCAAGCGCTCTAAGTTGTTAGGTGGTGCACGTACTAAAAGCAGAATGGTAGATTATGACCCTTATTCAAGCAAATAGGGTTTGCCATGCTGCCAGCGGATCAATTAGGTGATGTAATACTAGCAACTAATCACAGCGTGGCTGAATTAGAAAGCTTACTGCTTACTGTTCCACAAGTTGACTTATCAACTTCAAACTTGATTCATGCAGGCATGTGCGCACGCACAATCTTAATTCCTGCTGGCACGGTGCTAACAGGTGCACTAACTAATATCGATAACATCTGCATTACATCTGGCGATATTACAGTAACTACGGATGAGGGAACAGTTAGATTTACTGGATACCACGTATTGCCTGCGACGAAAGGGAATAAGCGTGCTGGCATTGCTCACGCTGATACGTATTGGACTACCGTTTGGAAAACTGATTTGACTGATATAACAGAGATTGAGGACGAGATGACATGCGAAAGCGACATGCTTCAAAGCCGTAAGTCAAATAACAATCAAATAAAGCATAGTCATTTTGACGTGATAGATGAATTGAAGGGGGTTAACTAATGTCTTTAGGAATATCAGCAGCTGCATGGGGTGCAATCGCTGCGATTGGGTCGGTTGCAGTTTCAGCATATAGCGCGTCTAACCAGCCTAAAGCTCCACAGATGGCGGCTGCACCTCCTATGCCGCAAGCATCACAAGCGCCTAATGCGCAGGGTATTGCGCGAGGTATGGCTGGTGCTGGACAGGCTGGCGGATCGCCAGGAGTTGGGCAAACTATGTTGACTGGCGCTGGTGGCGTTGACCCTAATACATTAGCACTTGGAAAGAATACCCTGCTAGGTTCATGATATGGCGGATATAACTCCCAAAGAAAAGATACTAAACAGGTATGGGCAGTTAAAGACTGAACGTGCTAGCTGGATAGCGCACTGGCAAGAAATATCAAGCTATCTGCTTCCTCGCAATGGCCGCTTCTTTGTTCAAGATCGTGACCGAGGACAGCGCCGTAACAACGCCATTTACGATAGTACAGGCACTAAATCCCTGCGTATCCTTGCTGCTGGCTTAATGGGCGGCTTAACCTCCCCTGCTCGCCCATGGTTCCGCCTTGCTGTATCTGATAGCAAGCTGATGAAGAATGCGGGCGTTAAGGTTTGGCTTGATGATTGCACAACCAAGATGCTGGATATATTTGCAAAGTCTAATACCTATCGTGCACTTCACGGCATGTATGAAGAACTTGGCGCATTCGGAACATCGGCTTGCATCATGATGGAAGATTATGATTCAGTTATCCGCCATTACCCGCTTACGGTCGGCGAGTTCTGCATCGCTACCGATTACAGGGGTGACGTTTGCACGCTATATCGTGAGTTCCAGAAGACGGTCAGTGAGATTGTCAAAGAGTTCGGTTATGACAATTGCAGCAATGCAGTTCGTAATATGTATGACCAGGGGCAGCTTGACCAGTGGGTAACTATCATCCATGCGATTGAACCGCGTGAGGATAGGGATCATAGTAAGTCAGATTCTAAGAATATGCCGTGGTCGAGTGTCTATTATGAACTCGGTGGCGAGAGTGACAAGCCGTTACGCGAATCAGGGTACAAGAAATTTCCTGCTCTATGCCCTAGATGGGGGGTAGCTGGTGGGGATATTTACGGTAACAGCCCAGGCATGGAAGCGCTAGGTGACGTAAAGCAATTGCAGCATGAGCAACTACGCAAAGCGCAGTGCATCGATTACCAAACCAACCCGCCTCTGCAAGTTCCAACGTCGATGAAGAACCGTGATGTTGAAACATTGCCAGGCGGTATCAGCTTCGTAGATTCTGCCAGTACAGGCGGCGGAATTAAAACCGCATTCGATGTACAGCTTAATCTAGCTTATCTGCTTCAAGATATTCAAGATGTTAGAACTCGCATTAGCAGCGCGTTTTATTCTGACTTATTCTTGATGCTGTCACAAGATCAGACAGGCCGCATGACTGCAACCGAAGTGTCAGAACGGCACGAAGAAAAGATGCTGATGCTGGGTCCTGTACTTGAGCGACTGCATAATGAGCTGCTAGAGCCTTTGATAGATACTACGTTCCAGATCATGCTTGATGCTGGCGTCGTTCCACCTCCTCCGCCTGAATTGCAAGGCCAGGTATTGAGTGTTGAGTTAGTTAGCATGTTGGCGCAAGCACAGCGCGCCATTGCAACTAATGGCATTGACCGCTTTATTGGAGGTCTTGGGAGTATTGCTCAGATTAAACCAGAAGTCCTGGACAAATTCGATGCAGATGTCTGGGCGAACGATTATGCAGATATGCTCGGTGTTGACCCTACGATGTTGGTATCTGATGAGCAAGTAGCAATGGTACGTCAGGCACGAGCGCAGGCTCAGGCTAAAGCGCAACAGTCGGCAATGGCTAACCAACAGGCAGATACGGCTCAGAAGTTAGGAACGGTAAACACTACAGGCGGCAATGCTGCAAGTGATGTGATGAATATGTTTAGCGGGTACAACGGATAAAGGAATGATATGAGCATGGTAAGCATGAAAATACCTCCAGATGATAGTAACGAGGAAATAGCATCATCCAATCAGTACGGCTATGGTTTGCGTATCAGATTGAATGACGACCAGTGTGAAGCGCTTGGCATTACTACGCCGCCAACAGCTGGTAGCAAGATGAACATCAACGCCGTGGCCTTCGTAGCAAGTGCCACTCAATCGGTTGAGGATGACGGTGATGATGCTGGCAACGATGTGTATCTTGAGTTGCAGATTACAGACATGGAATTAAGTACGTCTAAAGGCGTAGATCCTTCAACAATGTTATATGGGAGTGGGTCATGAGTGGAAACAGTAATTATATGGTGGGGTTATGGGGTCCAGTGCACTCTATTTTAAGTTCTACTCCAATAGTCGTTCCCATGGTAGGTGCACCACTTCCATCAATCATAAAGCTATACGTCACCGCAGGCGATACTCTCGTGCTAGACCAGTCGTTTGATGGAGGGCTAACTTACGACACGCCACTACTGACTGCGACGACAAGCCAAGGCGTGACGCTATCCGCTGGCTGCTCACATATCCGCGTCACTCGTTCTGCTGGCGCCTCTACTACTTCTTACTTTACGGTGTGTGGTTAATCATGGCTAATGAAAACGCATCAAATCAAACATCAAACGTAAATGATATAGCCGTACATCCTGGCGATTCAGCAACATACAATCGAAAACTTGTGCAGGAGTCTTATCCGTATCAACAGTTAACTGCTAGTACAGCAGTAGTAACGGGTCCTGGTGTCGTGGCAGGGTTCATTGTTATTGCAACTACATCTGGAGTTTTTACTGTATATGACAGCACAGCAGCGTCAGGTATTAAATTATTCGACAGCACTGGGATGACGTTAACTGTTGGTCAGATAATACCATTCCCAATAGCAATGCAATTCAACACTGGCCTGTATATTGCAATATCGGGCACTTTGACTCTTAACGCTATCTACACACCACAATAATGAATACACCAATCATTAAAACAGCTTCATACGTTGGCACTGGCGCAGCACAAGTAATTCGCATTGGGTTTAAGCCAGACCTATTGCTTATTAAAGGCTCAGGTCAATACGCTAGTTTTCAGCATGATTATACGTGGGGTGGTGGTCGTGAAGCGTTTGGCAATATAACGCTGTCAGGTTCTGATGGATCTTTATGTTATTTTACAGATGAAGGTTTTACGCTTAAAACGGACGCAACGAATAACTCATCTGGAGTAACATACCATTATTTAGCGATTTCTGATAACCAAAGCGGTGTCCTTCAGACAGGCAATTATAACGGTTATCGGTATCAAACTACTGTCGCGAATGGTGCAAATTCTGACCCAGTAACGCTTGATATTCTCAAAGCAAAACCTGACGCATTTTTCGTAAAACGTGATTCTGCTACTCGTCCTGCCGTGTTTGCAAACTCATCATTTGTTAAAAAAGACGGTGCGTATGCTCCCGACCCAACACTGTTAACAGTTAATTCGGACGGCACGTTATCACTCAGTACTGACATTTCAGTAAATGAAAACAATGCAATAGATAGCGGTGAAGCGCATAACTTCTTTGCGCTATTTAATAATGGAAATTCCTGGTACACAACATCGTATGTCGGTACAGGTTCAGCCTTGAATGTGCCAGTTCCCATAACACCAGTAGCAGCGATTGTAATTCCTAATGCATCAGGTGCAATGGTATTCAACTGGGGCACAATGGGCGCCAACTCAGCAGATGGCGGAAACACTGCATTAGTCGCAAATAAGATAACGGGTTTCAGTGCTGGCAATATCGCTATAGGTACTGATGCGTCAGTTAATACACCTGGTGTAACTTATACAGTATTGTGCTTCGCTGCATCTTCACCACAGCAAATTAGCGCATCAAAAGTTGCACAGCGTACTGCTATTAGGATGCGTAATCAATCTGGCACGATTAGTCGTGTTGCATGTGGCAGTGACAACTCACTTGGCGTTGCGGGAGCAATTACTCTGGAATGGATAGGCGAGTTCTCTGGGAATGTAAGCGAGCATGTACTGATGAGCCGAGGTGGCGGAGCATCAACTGGCAGTCGTTCCACCCCAACAAATGGCTCATTTAACTATGCCATGGCTTACACTGATTCAGCCAACGGCTTAGAAGTTTGCACATCAGACCAGTTTTCTAGCGTAGTGCCAAGCCCTACAGTTACCGCGTTCAACCGATGGCGCACTGGATGGAAACCGCAATTAGGCAGACGTTATCACTTAATGTTTACGCATGATGGGGTTGATAAATGGCTGATGTACGTAGACAGTAAGTTAGTCAACTGGAGGCGTTTTCCTCAGTCCGTCATCGGGTTAAATGGCATCACTAATACAGCAGGACTTGTTATGGGGTTCGGTGCGCGTTATGCAAATGGCGCGTGGTATGCATCTCAGAATACGCTGCATGCGCTGGGGCGTGTGTATAACAGGGCGCTTTCTGCTGGTGAAGTAACACGGCGTTACAACATCGGTTTTCTTGGACAGTCTGGGCAGGATATTACCAGCGGATTAGTGGAAGAATGGAAATTTACCGAAGCCACTGGATCAACCGTAGCGGCTACAGTTAACGCGGCAAATAACGGCACTATTACTAATGGTGCTTGGGTTAAGCCATGACCAAGACGGACTTCATATCCCAGCTAACCACTGCCGCGCTTGAGTGTGAGAAAGTGGCGTGGATACCTCATGCGTTTACATTAGCTCAGGGTGGTGCACGTACCAAGATAATCAAAGTATAAAGTAACCGCATGAATGATTTTGACCCAACCGACATACAGGCGCAAGAGCGAGCTAAAGAAGATGCAACAGAACGTGCAAAGCTAGCGGCGGTTGATGCAGGTAATGATTTTAAGTGGTTGATGAGTAACAAACGTGGCAGGCGAATTATATGGCGCTTGCTTGAAAAAACTGGCGTATTTAGAACCAGTTTCACGGGTGATAACGCTACGTTTTTTAACGAGGGTCAACGTAATATAGGGCTTATGCTTATCTCGGACATACATGAGTATTGCCCTGAAATGTATTTAACCATGCTAAAGGAACGAGCAAATGGCTGAAGAATCAGCAGTAGCAGCAACAAGCGCAGCGCCTGCAACAAGTGAATCGGTATCCGCACCAGTTACAACTGAATCGACTGCTTCATCAGCTGCACCTGTAGATGGCATAGGAGTTGCGACTGAAGCTGCTAAGGTAGATGGCGATGTCGTTAAGGCCGACGATAAAACCGATACGAGTAAACCATCTGGCGCGCCTGAGAAGTACGATTTCAAATCGCCTGAAGGTCAATCGTTTGACTCTAATGTACTTGCTAAGTTTGAAGAAGTAGCACGCGAGATAAACTTGCCGCAAGCTGAAGCGCAAAAGATGCTGGACAAAATTGCACCAGCGCTGGCGCAGAAACAAGCTGACGTTATCAAGGCAGCGCAGGATGAATGGGTAGCTAGTACCAAGGCTGATAAAGAGATCGGTGGAGATAAGCTCGATGCGAATTTATCAGTAGCAAAGAAAGCGCTTGATGCATTTGGTACGCCAGCTTTGCGTGACTTGCTGAATGAGTCAGGCTTGGGCAACCATCCTGAAATTATCAGAGCCTTTTACAAGGCTGGCAAAGCGATTAGCGAAGATTCATTTGTGCCAGGCGGAAGTAAGCCAGCAGGTAATTCAGATCAATCACTTGCATCAAAGTTGTACGGGTAACAGGCAGTAACTAACGCTCTAACGCTGTGAAGCGCTGAGCACCTTTAATTCTAACACCGTGATGGTGCTGAAGGAGTAATACGATGGCAACACTAGCAACGACTCAATTAACTCTTGCCGA